CAGTAGCTCAGCAGGTAGAGCACATCCCTTTTAAGGATGGGGTCCTGGGTTCGAGCCCCAGCTGGGTCACGTTTTTAAGCTTTAAACCGCTGTAAGTTAGTATCTTACAGCGGTTTTTTCGTTTTTACACACATTAATACATACAAAAGTGTTCTAACCTTTAAATTCGAACAAGATGAAAGCAAAAACGGAAAGATTTTTAATGTTGGCAAAAGGTTCTGCCTCCCAAATCGCTGAAATTAGGGCTAATGATCAAAAGATTGGATTAAATGGCAGCCGGGAAGAATTGGCAAAAACCTCAATTGACAAACTAATTGACGCTATTTTTTCCCTTCGTGAAGTAATAAGTCAATCAGGAATAATCGTTTAAATTATTCGTTTTTCTCACAAAAATTCCTTAACTTTAGGTATTGAATTTTAATTGTCGGGACAATTAAAGCCCTTCTCGCTTCGGCTTGAAGGGCTTTTTACATATAAAAAAGAGCGCCCAAAATAGGCGCCCTTCCTCAAACATATAGAAAAAAACAACAACGCACATATTTTATCCGGCAAGAGCGTCCTTCATCGCTGCAAAGGAAGCCGTGTGACCAACGGCAACATCTACAAAGGTGTCAACTGTAATTTCGACATCTCCCTGTTTTTTCAAGGAGTATGGATCTACAACGACATCAAGCCCACCCCATTCGCCAATTAACAAATCAGCAAAATTGCCAAAAATGATGGCAGAGCAAACGGCTCCGGAACCACCTTTGACAAGTGTGGAAGGAACTGCATTTGTGACTCCGCATTTGTATCCGTTCATTTGGTCATTATCCCAAATGTACCCGGCAACTCCGGAAACCTTGAGAGTCTGTTTCATCAATCCACGGACTTTGGAATTGGTCAGATAACCAAGGCTTCCAAGGTCAGCATTGCTGTTGGCAACTGCACTTTCCAGCCCAACGATGTTAGCCCAAGTTGGTACAGCTCCATTTGCACCCCCGGCAACATCTCCAATACCTGATATTCCGAGGATTCCCGTTGGAGCTGGTGCCGATCCATTGATTACGGCGGTAAGTATTGCCAAAGCGTTGGCATTAACCAGACCCTTCAAAACCCAATTTTCAACGGAGATGGATGATTGGTTCAACAATTCCTTTGAGAACGCTCCGGTTGCTGAGAGCCTTTTCGCTGTCATAAGAATTTTTGTGATAGCTGCCTTATTATCTGAGTCTGCGGAGCCTTCACCGTACCAGGATGCAGTAAACAATCCACCTCTGACAATCGGCAAAGTTCCGGTAAGTCCGGTAAGGTATGTCGCTCCCATTGCTGGAAGTATCAGAGCGTTTTTAAGTGCATCTACATACATCACCGGAAGCACGTTGGTTAGGTTTCCACCATCTCCGGCAGTTGTGATATTTTGCCCGGCTGATGCCCTTGATAGAATCTTTTTGGGAATAACAAATCCCCTTGCAGCCTCTCCGGCTTCATTTTTCAGTTCCCTGGTTCCTTCCTGGTGCATTTCGTTTTCAAATCCGGTCAATTGACCTTCTGATGCTTCGCGCATAAACTTAATGAAAGAGAAACCTCTCAATTCACGTTCTTCATGTTGATTTTCCATTTTGCGTTCTTTTTGTGAATAAATTTTTTTATCGTTTTTATTATCAATCCTTCGTTCCGCTTGATATTTTTCAATCATTTTTCTGACCTTTTCCGGATCCGTGCTTCTGATGTCCATTTCTCTCCCCTCCAAAAGCGTTTCAACATCGCTGACAAGAAGGCTTTTAATCTGAGTCATACTGAATCCGCTCCCCAGCTTCATTCTCACATAGGCAAGTGTTCCCTCCGGCTCATCTCCCATGGATCTCTGTTGTGTATTCCTATTTGAAGGAATATTGACAATGGAATATTCAAGGAGCTCTCTTCTTCCGACATAATAGGTTTCATTTGCCCCTCCAATCGCCTGGTCACCTTGTCCGTAATATCCTCTTTCAAGTTCATTGAACGAAACACTACACGAACGAAGTGACCCAAACAAAGCCTTCCGGAATATCTTTTCAGCCAAAGGATTGATTTCTTCCGGCTCAAATGTTGTGTCACCAATGAGCTGAGATCCTTCAAAGAAAACTCTACCCTTCCCAATGACATTATCAGGATCCTGGGTCTGAAGGAGATTTCCCCCAAAAACATCGTGCATATAGCCGACAATGTTATTCCGCTTGTAAGGTTCCAAGTCCCAACCTCCGGAACTCAGGACTGTATTGTGCCGATCTCTTGAAGTGTCTGAGATTACAAAGGGAATAGTCCGTGTTTCCTCCACATTCTTTGGGATGGAGCGCATTGACTCTTGTCTGATTGAGCTTTTCATTGTTTTTCTATTGTTTATGTTACTGCATTTATGCGCTGGTTTTCTTGGTTGACAGTCGCCACAAGAACCCCGGCTTGAAGTTCAAATTTTCCCCCAACGGTTACATTCACGCTACTCATTGTTTTGGCTCCATTGACTGAATTAGAATTCTGATATCCAACATTGGTAGCTCCGTTTGCTCCGGATGAAGCAGCCACATTTGCCCCCCCTCCGGCTATTGAAGCCGAAATTGACGACTTCGCAGCTGTTCCGAGTGCCACGAGTGCAAAACCGGCTGCTATTGCTGTCCATGGAGTAAGCATAAGTTTTTGTATAGCTATACCAGCCATTCCAAACATTATCATTTGCTTTCCTATCGTGACAGCAAGATCCGCAAACTGACCAATGATAAAACTTCCAAATTCTTGCAAACTTCCTTTCCCTGCAAGTAGGTTCCCGAAAAATTCAGCAGCACCTATCGTCATGTTGGCAAAGGCTTGAGAAACAGTAGACGAAATATCCAACGAGCTGGCTCCAAGTTCTTGTTGTGCTATATTGGCACTATTCAATTCATCTTTAAACCGTTGAACATCTTTCAGTCCTCCGGTATCTCCAACCTTTGTGCTGACTGTTACCTCTTTTGAATATGCTTGATTGGGTCTCTCTCCCATTATATCATCCCTTTCAGCTTGTGCTTTTTTCCTCAGGGCTTCAGTTTGGGCATTGATTTCATTATTAACCCCATTCATCTGTTTCATCAAGGCTTTTTGTTCCATCGATGAAGCCTGGTCTATCTGAAAAACTTTCATTTTGAGATCTGCTTCCTCTTGTAAGTCGGAGCTTGAAGCCTTGTGAAGTGCCATTTGACTCTGAAAAATGTTCAACCTACCTTTGGCAATACTCTCTTCCTCATCTGCAACCTCTTTAATTAAAGTTTTTGCTTCAAGTAGGAATCTCTTTCTTGTGGCAGCATCATACGTTTCTTTTTCGGCTGCTTTTTCCCTTAGATCGGCAGCCCTGGCAAGTTTTTCAGCATTGGCAACGGCAGATTCACGCTCTACCTTATTGAGTGACTGGGTTCGTTGTTCCAATTCGGCAGCAGATTTTCCGGCATTTATCATGTCGGTTCCTATTCCGGTAACTGAAGCACGGAATGCCGTTGCAGCTCCGCTCCAATCGCCTTTAAATAGCTTGACAATACCTTCACCAAATGAAGAGAAGTGATCCACTACAACACGAACAGCAGCTCCAAGAGAAGCCATTACTTGTTTAACAAAGTTGGCTCCATCCCTCGTTTGAGTGAAATAGGCAACCAGCGAACCAAAAGCAACAACCAAAGCACCAATTCCGGTAGATACAAGAGCCAATTTGATGATATTCATTGCACCGCTTACAATGGTAGCTCCTTCCGTTGATGCCTTCATAGAGGTTAGCATCAGCGTGAAGCCTTTGGACATATCGTCCATCGATCCTTTGATTTGTTTGATATTTAATCCAAACACTCCAGCCAATTCGGACATTGCACTTCCGGCATCTGACTTGAATTTGTTGGTTGCAAGAGCTGCCTTGTCAACCTCTTTCCGATAGACTGTAGTGTCTCCCGAAAAGACTATTTTTAATTCCTTTTGAGCCATTTTATAAAGATTAAGACCGTTAATTCAATTCCTGGCTGTCTGTCTTGTCTCTATAGTTGGCGGTAGTTGAAGGGTATTATTCTGTTTTTATGCTGTAGGCTTCCCGGTAATATTTGCCGGGATCCTAAGATTATCGCTGTTTGGTTTTGGCTGTAGACTCTCCATCTCTCTTCCCTCGTTGGGTGTAATGACCCCGGCATTGACCATATTGACTGTATATGTTGATCTTGCCACCATATCTCCCCGTGCAAGTCCGTCCAAATCAAAATTTACTTTTGAATTTTTTTGATTTTGCGGTGAAAATAGCTTCTTTCCCCACTCCGCTTCCTGACGCTCAATCACTCCACGCAGAGAGTATTTGATGAATTGAAGATCCTGGTGTTCGATATTGCTGAATGTTGCGCCGGATAGCTCCCCTAAAAGATGCGGTGGCACATTAAACCATCTGCAAATATCCTGAAGACTGAATTGCCGTGTTGCGATGAACTGAGCGTCCTCCATTGACATTGTGAGCTGGTGGAACTTCATTCCGGGCTGAAGAATAGGAACATCGTGGTTGCGTCCTCTTCCGGTATGTTCCTCTTCATATTTCTCGCGCCATTTGGCATATTCCGTATAACTCTTGAAGTCCTTTTCAGTCTCAATGACGGCTTTATGATTTCCACCACGATCAAAGAATTCCTTTCCATAAGCTTCAGCACCTAAGGCAAGGGAGATGTTATTCCGAGCCATAGCGATTGGAGATCTGCCAACGAGTCCGTCTGAAGAAAAAAGTTTGTAGTGTAAAACTTCATCCTGAGTGACGGTTTTGTAAATATTCCATAAAGGATCCTTGATGTCGTAAAGAATTTCTCTGTTTGATATTCTGACAACAACCGAAGACCAGTTTATTGGTAGCAATTTTACCGGATATCCATTTCTATCAGAGCTGATCAAAGCAAGTGCATTGCCTTTCATTTGAAGTGATCCGTTCATGGTTTCATGAAAGTCAAATCCACTCATGAATTCGTTTGGATAGTTAAGAAGTTCCGCAACCGGGTCGTTTGGATTTGGCTCCCAATTCTTTCCGGATCGTGTCAAAACAGATTTTGGAAGGGAAGCCGGGATCTCAGAGAGGATCCGCACGGCAGCCCAAACGGCTGAAAATTTTAACGCTGTTTCGTTGGTGATGACTCCAGGTAAGGCTCCAAGAAGATTATTCCAATTGTAATAATCAGCAAAATCAAAGAGGTCACCGCTAAAATTACGGCTTTTTTTGCTGTTATTTCGGTCTAAAATACCCCGAAATCGCTGGGTGATATTATCAAAAAGTTCCATTTGTTGTTTTTCCTGAGGTAAAATTATATTAACTCATTCTAAATAAAAGTACCTTTTGGGTACTTTTTTGTAACTGTTTTATCACTTTTGGTAACTATTTTATAAAAGCAACAGACAACCATTGGAGGTTTCGGCTATTCGTACATTGATTTGTTGAAATTATGAGCGTTAATCTCACTTAGGGCAATCAGGAGTCTTCTCAGCTCTTCAATGTCGTTCTTATTAGCATATAGAACTTTACGGTCTGCAATCGGAAGGTTTTCATTCCAAAACTGAACAATCTCATCCAAAGAAAGGATCATATCAGTCATTTGCCCGGATTTTTGATAGTTATTCACGATCCGGAAGATCTGATCCTTTCTGAAGTTCCTCGCTTTGTCGGTTCTTTCCTGGTCGCTTAACTGCTTTTCATGACCGGAATAGGATTCATTTTCACTTGATTTAAATCCGTTTTTTTGTGTTTTCATCTTTTTGCTGTTTATAATGATTGAATCAATGTTACTATTTCAAAAAACTCTGAATTTTGACAACGACAACGATTTTAGGGGGTGCGGTCGTGCGGACTTAAATC